ATGCTGGAGGGGGATACCCGCTCTCCCCTCATACGCGCCACCCTGTGGCTGTGGCTGGTAACCCATCAGAACTCCCTCGTCACCTTGAAGGTGTTGTAGTGCGGGTTCGTGAACCCGTAGGTTCCGATAACTTGCGTCTTCGCTGCACCTGGATTGTAGACACTTGCATACACCGCGTCGCCGACCTTCAGATCAACCAAGGTATCCACGGTAATGGACACATCGTATCCGGTTCCATTCTGGTGGAAGATGGCAACGGTCGTACCCGGGGCAGCCCCACCAACCGGGATCACAGAGATTCGGAGATCCACGGACTCGGTTACCGCGAACCCATCGAGCATGATTGTGACACTCACCCGGTGCGTGTTCGAATACTTCGCCGTGTAGAGGGTGCGTGTGGCTGCGTCCAAGCACGTCTCTCGGTCGAAGTCGTACATCCCTGGGGTGGCACCGATCACGTCCCAGATCAGCACAGTCGTAGCCGCAGCCAGGATGTTGCCTGCGGCTGGCGCTGCCGCGACAATCGCCATGAGCCCAGCGTCAGTCCCGAAGTACACAGGGGCCGCCCAGCCCGCCGTGTTTATTTCCATACAGTCACGGACGGTGAGCTTCGTGTCAGCGCCGCCAAGAATCTGGTCGTTGTGAGCAGCAACACCCTTGTAAACGGAGCACTCGTTTACGTTCAGGCGGCCCTTTATTTTCGTGCCGTCTATCAAATACCCGGTGGGGGCCTGCACACTAGTATTGAGCATGCACCCCTGGAAGTTCAAGCACGGGATGATCGCGTTTCCGGTGATAGTAGCGTCGTACCCAATAATTCCATGCGTGGACGATTCGAACCACGTGCCGAAGAAGTTGGTCTGGCGGTAAACCTCGTAAAGACTTGTTCCGCCACCGGCAGCCGCCCCGTCATAGAAGTAGATGTCGTATTTATTGCGGACAAATATCCCGCCGTTACATATCTCGCCAGAATTGCTCTCGGCGGATATGTAATCCATGACGATCGCTGCACCCGTACACTGGATAAAGAACGGCTTCAGGTGTATGTTCCCGGATCCACCCGTGAGCACACCGTACTCGCAGTCCGCGTAGTGGATATTCTCGAACAGGCTGTCGAAGAAACCGATCGTGGCGGCACCTACCGGGTCATACCCGGCACCGTTTCCCCTGACCCCATATTGCAGGCTAAAGAATGACAGGTCCCTGAAGGTGACTGATCCGCAATTGTATTCGCCGATAGTATTGCAGCCGCCAAGGATACCCGTCACCTTACCGGTGGCTACTCCTACGTGCTTTGAGAATACCAGGTTCTCTATGCTGCAAAACGAGATGTCTATATGGGTGGTATCGAGGATCACGCCGCCAACGTCCACGACCGCACCAGTGCTATAAGGCCTCCACATGAGATAGGACCCAGTAATCCTGTGCCCGCCCTCTCCCCTGTAGTTGACACCGGCCTCGTGGACAAGTCCTGTCCCCGCTGTTCTCCCGACAACGTACGCACCCGCCGGGAAGTAGACCGTGCCGGTCGTCCCGGCCCCATCAACGTTTGAAGCGAAGTGGATCGCTGCCTGAATGGCTACGGTATCGTCCGTTGCGCCGTCCCCAAGCGCCCCAAACCACTTTACATTGATTTCCGGAGCCCGCTTCGTCCAGAAATTGTCAGCATAGATCACATTCAGGCTGCCCTCGGTCTCCCGCCGGAAGGGGGCCTCGCTGGTGATCAAATTACCGGCATCGCCGTAAGCGATCTGCTTGTGTGTGAGGGCCTGGGCGACGTGAGGAGCCGTATTTACGATCGTGATGTCGTCAGTGTTCTGGGTAACCGAGATTCCGGTTCCGGCGTTTACCTTCCGGATCTGGGCCGTCGTCCCGGACATTCCCTTGTAAACCTCGGAACCTGCGCCAACATTTGAAAGAGCAGTAACCGGAACTGAGGACACGGGGACATCGATCGTCACGTCATCGGTGTTCTGCGTGGCGGTAGCAAGACCTGTCGCCTTGAGCGTCCGATGGTGCAGGACGGTCCCGACCTTCGATTTGAAGACCTCGGCCCCGCCGCCAACGTTCGCCCCATCGGTGACGTACCCGGTAGGGGCTGGCCCGCCGCCGCCGATCAAGAACCATTTCTGCTTAATCGCGTCAAACTGGGCAATGGCGGCGTCCCCAGCATTCAGGACCAGCCCCGCAAACACGTTGCCTTGGGTGCCGAAACTGAACCCGTCTTCAGCGAAGAAGTAGAGCGGAGATCCGAACCCAGGAGCGTTGATCGTGTGAACCGTGGCTATCCCGGAAACCCGGACGACAGGGTTGTCCACCGTGATCGAAGAGGCAGCCTGGACCGAGGTGGCCACCAGCCGTCCCTGACGCAGGCTCTGCCCCATGGCACTCTGGACCCGAGCAAATGTCTCGTAGAGCATGTTGTTCGGGCTGAGGCCCGACTTCTGGGAGAAGGTGGGGATTCTTGCCATCTTTGCCTACGAGGACAGGTGGTCCGTCTTGCCACGCTGGGCGCCGAATACCGCCTCACGGATATAGATACCCAAACGCCTCAACGAGAACCAGTCACCTCGGTTAAATGTCTGCATCCTGATGCCGACACTCGTCATGTGGGTGTTCGACCCGACCTCTACATCGTGCTCAGGAGCACTCGTCATCTGAACGTAGCTATTCGGGATCGATGGCAGAACAGCCACCGTGCTGCCGTCAGGCTTTACGTACGACGGCGACATGTATCCGCTCCCTCTAACGCGCATGATCAGCCGGTCAAAGACTGACCTGCCAATCTCCGCACCGATGGGGGCCGTCTCGTAGGTCGCCCGAACGACCCCTTCCCCGGCCTTCTGAGTGTCGGGGAAGTCGTTGCGTCCGGTGCCCTGGTAGGTGATTACACTTAGTTCGGTTCCGGTGTCGGGTAGCGTCCCGCTACTCGGTGTGGCTGACATTGAGTACACAGGGATCGGCGTTCCCGTCGTGTTCAAGGCCATGACCCCTTGGTGATACGCAGGGGACGTTCCCGACCTTGTCGAATCAACCGTGTCGATCGACCACTTGCGCCCCTCGCCGCTCGGGACCGGATTCCTGAACCCCTCAACGTAGTCCAAGCAGAAGAGTAGGTTGTTCGGCTCCGTAGCTACCGGGGTCGGTTTCACGGCTTTCGCCCCCACCTTGATCTGTTTCGTTGACGGGTCCACGTTCACCCAAACAAAGTTCGGGTCACTCCAGTCGATCGTGTTCCAGGTGGGGGTGATCTCCTGGGAAATGATCTGGGGTGTAGCCCCATCGAAAAGGACGAGCCCGACACGAGCCGCGATCACCACCCAGCCGTCGCCATATCCCACGCCGTGGGCCGATGGAGTCCCAGAAAGCCGGTCAACAAGCTCTACCGGCCACGCGATCGGCTCCTCACCAGTGTCCCGTGTCGCGTACAGGCTACGTTCCTTGCAGATGTAGAGTGCGTCACGAAGCCGGAAGCAGTTCCGAATGCCTTCGCCGTCGTCTGGCCCAACCGAGATGATCCCGGTAGCGAAATCAAACGATTCTGGATCGCCAGCGTAGGAGGCCCTGAGCAAACTCTGGTGAGACGTGTCGCTTGCATCGAAGATCTCTATCCAGTCGATCTCGATCCAACTCTGGTCTTCGCCAAAAGCGTTGGCACAACGAACCTGTACCCGGACGGTGGCGAGCGTCCCAGTCGGCTTACCTAGACTCGTCACAATGCCGGAGGAGGCGCCCGCAACAATAGAATAATCCGTCCCAATCGTGTTGACCCCTAATTGGACGGCGGCGGATGCCGAAGCGACCAATGTACTGCTCGTATCATATACGTTTATAGCCACAGAGACCGCACCGGTAACCAGGTTTGCGCTCCTCCTAGCCCGTACACGTATGCCGACCTTCTGCCCGAGCTTCAGATACGTGTAGTCGATGTCCTTAGTGACTTGGACCCCGTCACCGAGGACAGGAACCGCTCCCCCCGCCGTGTTTCGTTTGACCAGTAGCGTGTCCGTATTCGCACCTGGACCAAATCCAGACCAGAACCCTGTCCCAAGGACATACGGCTGCCAGTAGTAGGGGATATCCGGATACCGGTTACCGACTGTCTGGAACCCGCCATTGAACGACAGGTTGGGCGGCCCGATGACCTGGAACACGTTCGGGACTGACCCCAGCATCGAGTACGGGTAGGCCACGGTTGACATTTCGGACTTATCGAGGCATCCGTACAGGATGACCCTGTTCGAGTAAACAACGACGCCTGCCGGAGCCGAGGGGGTGTACAAGGTGAAGTACGGACGTACCGGTTCACCGATCAGCAACTCGTCTTCTGAGAGCGTGATCGAGAAGTCCTTCGTCGTGTTGTCTACGATAAAGGTCTTGTTCGGCACCCAGAAGAAATTGGTATCGTTCGCTGGGGTGATGGCCAGGATTCTAGCAACCGTACCAGACGGCCCGATCGGGGCATTTACCACGTTGAGCTTACTCGTCCCTGCTACCGAAACGGTGAACAGGCCTCCGGTCCCAACTCTTGTGATGTACCCGGTGTCCATCTGAAACAGCCAGAGGTAGTAGTGGGCTCCTACAGCAAGACCGCCCGACCCGGTCGTGACATTAACGTACGCATCGTACGGGGTTGTATCCGTTGCCCATGCCGGGGCATCGGGCGCCATCTCCTTAACGGACGTCCCATCGTAGACGAGGGTCCGGAGAACACCGCCCCCGACCCCATCAGCCAGAGGGCGCCCATCTGTGATCGCAATGTAAAGCTTGCCGAACAGGGAGTCGGCCTTTATCGACAGGATTCGGTCGGTCCCGATCCCAGTCAAGAGGGTAGAGGACCCACTCGTTGTCCTCGCGTAGAGGGTGCCGGTCGTGGCGCCGTAGGACGTGAGGTAGAGAAGTTGCTTTTGCCCGCTCTTGGTAACGAACGGCTTGATGGAGTACATTGGAGACCCCGTGGAGATCTCCGATGAGTTGTACTGCGTGAACTTCTCGTAGGCGTACCGGGAAGAAACCGTCCCTGGGAAGAACGAAACGTTCTGACAGTTTGGGCTCTGTCCTACCCCCAAGGAGAGCCGGTCGATCAACGTGCAAAGACCCCCGAAGGTCCTGAGCACGAATGGCTGGAAACCTTCGAGGGCCATGTGCTACCTCAGATCAGCCGCTTGAACCAGAACGTTGCGTTTGCCGTGACTCCGGTGAGACTCCCAACGAACTCAGCCGCCGAACTCGATGTCGGCGCTGCAACCGTGAGGCTCGCGTCGGCAGTATTGTCGGTCGCCGTTTCCGTCGTATTGTCCGCGATCGTGGAGTGGACGAAGAGCGCGTGGGCGTTGGCTTTGGACCGGTAGAGAACCCTCGCCGTCGTCCCGGTTGGTCCCAGTGGGATTGCCGAGACCGCAATCTTGCCGTCAGCAGACAGGTCGTTCACCGTCACTGACGAAATCCGTCCCGGGGCCGATGTGCCGGCTGCCGAGGTGAACCCGACCGCATAGTCGTGAACGCCGTTGTTTACGAGGCCAACACCGGCGCCCGCGAGCGCAACGACTGGGGCATTCGCCACGAGGGGGGTTGTACCGCCGAAGAGCTTGATCTTCTTGTTCGCGGTGTCCAGGTAGAGGCTCGCCCCTGTGCTGGTCACTCCGAAGGCCGACTTCGCGAACGTCGAGGTCTTGATCTCGATGAGGTCGAAGAGAGCCGAGGCGTCCTCGCCTCCGTTGGTGTAGGTTCCAGCGAACGTCAGGACGCAGTCGAGTCGAAACTCCTGCCCCGAGTCCGTGAAACTGATGATGTTCGCAGCGGTGAGCGCGACAGACATGAGCCAGCCTCCTATTGTTTCCAGACCGGCGTCTGGTACGCCGGGTAACGGACGATGCCAGCGTACGGGGCCCGCCTCTGCGGTTCCGATTGCTGAGTTTTGATGGTCGTATTGATGAAGTTCGACAGAAGCCGCCCGGCCATCCCTTGCTGCCCCTCGGTAGCCGTGATCCCGTAGAGGCTGGCCATCTGGGCCTGTCCCCTGGACTGGGCCGCGAGGGATGCGGTCAAGGGAGCCAGAATGTTGAGGGTGTCAAGGAGCGGGAGAGCCTCGTTAGTAGTCCCCGCAAGGTCCGAAACAGTCGTCCAGTAGTCCATCTTGACATCTCGATCCTCCGTGGAGCCCACGAATTGGACGCTGTGCGAATTCCAGTCCCAGAAAAGTAGGGACGAGGTCTGCGTCGACACGGGGAGAGCACGGGCGCCCCTCATGGGGCTCCACTGGCTCTCCTCCTGGCCAACCGAAGGTCCCGTCAGGTCCGCCAGAACCGTCAAGGACCCGTCCGCCGTGGTATCCGTTGCCGTCGTTGCCGTGTTGTTTGCCAGGGTGGACTGAACGTAGAGGGTCGTGGCCCCTGCCTTGGACCGAAGCAGTTGCCGGGACGTGGTCCCGGCTGGTCCAAGCGGGATAGCCGACCAGAGGATGGTGTCACTGCCGGCCGAAGTCACCGAGGCCGTGCTTGTCGGCACCGAAGTGCCCCAGGGGCCAACAAAGTTGACCGCGCAAACGTGGGCGCCGGCCGTCACACTCCCTGCCGCCGCGTTGATCGTCACGGTCGGAGGGTTCAGTGTGGCCTTCCGCTCCATGAGCCGGTCAGGAGCGATGAGATTTGCCGGGAGAGCAGGCGTGCTCGAGAACGTCAGGACGGTTGTACCGGCCAGGAGCCGTGTCGCTCCGCTGTAGACGATGGTCGCTCGAACTTCCTGAACCCCGGCATTTCCCAACTCGGAAACGATGATCCCCTGCGCCTGATTGACGAGGGGAAGGATGAATGCGTTGGTGTAGATGGCGCCAGGAACGTCATCCAGAAGGGATCGCACCCTGACGCAGATGTCGTTGTAAGTGGCAGCCATCTATCCCCCTCAGGCCGGAGTCGGGCTCTTGGCCCAGTAAGCGTGGCCTTCCTTGTCGTAGCCGATGAGTTCCGAGCAGTGCATGCACTTCTTGGCCTTGGGCTTGATCCGGTTCTGGCAGCAGGGGCAGTCGATCATCTGACTTCCCTCGACCGTCCCGAGCATCCACTCGCGCTCGATCCGGAGGATCTGGGCCGCCTTCTTTGCCAGGGACGGCACGAGCGCCGCATTCTTCCGGGAGCCGAATTCCATGTCACCGAGTTCGACCTGTTTACGCGCCCATGCGTGCAAGCGGGCCGTCGCAGCCTTGATCTCAGCCGGAGTTGGTTCCTCTCCCACCGGGACGAAGACACCCATCTCCCACCAGGTCGATGTCCGACCTTCCTTGGGGGTATTGGTCTTCTCGTCCACGAACTTGGGGTCGAGACCCATGATGTCGAGGGCCATGGTGTTGCCGGTGTAGCACCGGACCACGGCGTAGTTGTTGTTCCCGAAGTCCTTCCGGTCTTCCCCCGGTGAAACCAGGAGGAACCCGGGCGTATCGCCCTTCGCCCCGGGGAGAACACCCTGTCCGGTGTAGTGGGAGACGTAGAGGTCCCACGGGACCATGGAACAGAGCTTCTTCGGCTTGTCAAAGCCGGGCGGAAGCGCATTCCACACCGAAACCTGGGGAGTTGAACCGTACTGATCCGACATCTTTATCCTCCGTACTCAGACCTTCTGCGTTTCTCCGGTGTCATGGGACCGCTCACCGGCATCCATGTCTTCAGCGGGAACGCTGCCATTGAGTCTTCCATCATGCCCAGCTTTTTCTCACTCGCCTGACGTTCACGTTCGGCAAGTTCCTCGGCGACCTTCGCGTGGATCTCGTCCCGGCTCCGTTCCACCGTCTTCCGGTG